CCCCGCCTGTATGGTCTGCAGCTGGTATTTCACGCGGCTGTCGAGGTCGCAGGCGTAGAGGGCGCGGCGGTCGAACTGGAACTTGCGCTTGCAGCAGAGCGCGGGGGCGATGAGCTTGCGGTGCAGCTCGTTCTCTATCTTGCGCAGTATGGGGTTGAGAGTGTTGGAGAGGAACGCCACGTTGGCCATCTCCGCGCTCTTGTAGTTGTTGCTCGTGTCGTCGAACACGAAGGAGGGATGCACGCCGAAGAAGCGGCAAATCTCCCTCACGGTGAACTTGCGGCTCTCGAGGAACTGCATGTCGGCGGAGCTTAACGAAATCTGCTTGAAGTCCACCTGCCCCGGCAGGCTCACTATCCTCTCGCCCCGGCGGAAACGCTCGTCGATGTCGGTGGCCGCTTTCTCAAGCTGCTCGTCCTGGTATTCGCCGAAGCCCTGCACGCTCTTGTCGTTGCCCACTATGCCGCGCACGCTGCCGCCGTTGCGGAACTGGCTCAAGGTCTCGGCCTCCGCGCTGGAGCTTATGTCGAGCGTCTGCCGCGCGTATGACAGCACGCTCAGGCCGTGCTTGCCGTCGGGGGCTTCGCCCTTTATGTGTATGATGTCGGCCTCGCCGAACGTACCAGACACGCCGTTTGTGATGTCGTTCACGGCGTAGGTGTCGTTGTAGGTGTCGTGCGTCACGGTGGAGCGGCGGCACAGCACGAGGCGGTCTATCTCCATCGTCAGGGTGTTGCGCACCGGCACTATGTAGGCGTTGCCGTCGAGCAGCAGGTTCTCCACGGTCTGCGCCCAGAAGTCGAACGCCGACATCGCGGGGTCGGGCTGTATGGTGAGCAGGTAGTGCAGGCGGTCGGCGGTGTCCTCCACGAAGATGCCGTCGGCGGTCAGCCGCATGTACTGCATGGGCAGGTTGGCCACGCTCTCGGAGAGGAGCTTCACGCAGCGGTAAACCGTGGCGATGCCCATCGCGCGGTAGCCCGCGCCCGCCCCGAAGAGCGAGACGTAGGAGGCCGAAGGAACGGAGGCGGGCGCGGCGGAGGTGCTTCCCTCCGTCTCGCGCCTGCCCACGCCAACAAATCTGAGTAATCTACGGAACATTCCCATCTTTATAACCTTTCCGCAAAGGTACAATTTTCCGCGCGAAACGCGCCCTCGTTCTTAATAAATTATTGTGCCAAAAAATCTTAATTTTCACACGAATAAAAGAAGCGTGGCCTATGCGGAAAGTCTGTCGGGTGCGCGACGCTTCACGAAAACGCCGCCCCATCGGTTGTGATGGAGCGGCGCGGGTTTGTTAAAATAATAAACTACAACCTCTCGGCTGTTTGTCTCAAACGGTCTGCAATATCCAGCAGCGCGTTTTTCAGTCGGTCGCGGTCAACGTCGCTGAAATCGTCGGCCTTGCCGTTGTTCATTCCGCTGAACTTGTGGTATAGCCACGAGCGCGATTTGCCGAAATAGTTCTTTGCGAGGTACGCCCAGTTTATATCTTCGTAAACCGAGGACAAAACCCGCCGCACCGTGTCTGGCCTTTGCGTGGTTTCTGTATTCATATTGTGTGGGGTTTTATCCCCACCGCTTTGTTTGCGGTGGGGAGCGGTTAATTACTCATTGTCCATTAACTCGTAGAGCAAATCCATAATGTAGGCTTCTAAAGCTCTTTTTCCATTCGGATAGGCTCTTTTGTAGTTTCTGATGGCTTGTATAAGCTCATCTTCTTTTTCTGTGTACTTTTTCACTTTCTTGTTTATTATTTTAACACTGCAAAGTTAATCATCTTTTGCGTATTATGCAAGTATTTCGCCAATTATTTTTCAACAAACGCCATTTTTTTTAGAAATTGATGCTTATTTCTTGAGGGCGTATTCTGTACCGTTCGAGGCATAGCGCGTAGGCGGCGATGGCGCGGAGCGCGACTATCCGCCATTCATCTTGCGGTGGCAGCGTGTGGAACTCTGTGAGCAGGTGGGGCAGAGCTTCTTTGAGCGTGCCTCGCCGTCCGTGCTGGCAGGCATCCACCGCGCCGTCGCAGAAGCTGTCGAAGCCGTAGAGCATCGTGGGCGTGGCGAAGTTGCACATCGTTTTCCAACGGGGGTGCGATATGAGTCCGCGCCGCCATTCCGTCACGCCGTGGGGCAGCTCGAAAGCCCCGCCTGTCACGGTCGGGAAACGGTAAGGAAAGCCACGGAAGCCGCAGGCGGCAAGAGCCTCGGCCACCATCCGGCAGGCGTTATTGCCCATAGGCGTGGGCAGGAAGCGGCTGTCGCAGACGGCGTAGAGTATGTAGTTCACCTCCGCCTCCGCTGTAAAGAAGAGTCTTTTGTCCCACGGTGTGCTGTCGGGCAGTATCTCGTTTGGTTTCCAGTCGCGCCGCCATTGGGCAAACCAACGGAAGCCAGTAGAGCCTCTTCGGCGGCGTTCCGCGCACCATTGGCCGTAGGACGTTATCACTGTGCCGTCGGGCATTATCTCGGTATAGATGCCGCCGAGCGCGAAGCCGTAGTGGAAAGGCCGCAGCAGGGCGGGTTTCTCCACACCCAAAAGGCGCAGCTCCAGCAGCAGGGCTTCAGCCCGCGCTGTATTGTATTCGTGTTTTGCGCGTTCGTAGCGCATCAGCAGCTTGTATATGCGGAGATATTGCGTCATGGACATAACCAAAAGGCGTGCTATTCTCGCGAACCGCACGCCGCGAATTTAACCTAAATCTATATAACTACTTATGTATATCCGTTTCTTCCGCTACCTCTCGTAAGAGGAGAGCAGCCCCAACGCCATTAGCTGTGTAATCGTGCCGTCTATCTTGCGGTAGTGCGACACCTTGAGCGGCTTCTTGTTCTCGAGGTTGTCCATGTCTATCACGCAGTTGGTCAGGCAGTAGGCGTTTATGGGGTTGTTGTTGAGCGTTATGCGGGGCGGGTCGTCGTAGGCCATCATCTCGAAGCTCTCCACCGGCAGGTTGAACGAGCCGTAGGTCTGGCTGTATGGTTTCAGCACGCCCTGCGCCCCCGCCGACGCGAGGATGTTGACGAGGTCTTTCGCCTTCCATGCGTCGTAGCCTATGCGGATGATGCGCAGCCGTTTGGAGCGGTCTATTATGTCGTCGGCGATGCGGCGCACGTCGATGCGGTTGCCGCCGCAGAGCCGCAGGTGTCCCTGCGCGTGCCACAGCCGGTAGAGCTGCTCGTTGGGGTGTCCGGCCAGCGCGCCTTCGGGGAAATAGTAGTCGGTGTGGGCGTAGAAGCGTTTGCCGCGCCGCTCGTAGTACATGTATGTGACCGCCGAGAAGTCGTCGTGAACGGAGAGGTCGAAGGCCACGGCGGTGTCGGGGTGGCCGTCCGCGCGGTCTATGTCGAAGTCGCCGAGCAGCGCACGCGCCTGCTCGTAGGTGAACCACGTGCGCTCGGCGTTTATGGTGAAGATGTTGAGCAGCTTCGTGCGGAAGGCGAGCATGTCTTCCGCCGAGAGCTGCGCCTGCTCGTACTGCCACTGGTATGCGTCCCGCTGCACCGTTATGCCGAGGTGGGGCTGCACCTTAGCCCATGTGTGGGGGTCGTCCTCGCGGTCGTCGATGTCGGGCATGAAGAGCGACGCGAACACGCGGTCGCCCGAAGCCTCGCCACGCAGAATCTTCTTCACGTCCTCAAGCTCGTGGAAGAACGGGCCGTCCATCACGTCGCTCGCGGTGGTTATTATCACGGTGAGCGGTTCTTTGCGTGGCAGCATCGAGGTGGTGAGGACGTTCTTCAAGTCCGCGCCGTTCTTGCCCGCCGTGTTGCGTGCCTGCGCGTATTCGTCCATTATCACGAGCGAGGCGAACAGTCCGTCCTGCGTCTTGGCGTTGGCCGTGAGGCAGCTTATCAGGCTGTTGCGCTCGTTGTTGCGGAACGTTATCTTCTCGCGGTTCACGCGGAAGTGCCGCTCGGCGGGGTCGATGTCGCGCATGATGGCGCGTATCTCGTCGAAGCAAATCTTGGCTTGGTTGTAGGAGTTCGCGCCGACGTATGCCTGCGCGTTGCTGTCGCCGAAGAGCATGTCATAGACGGCCAAAGATGCCGCCGAGGTGGTCTTGCTGAACTTGCGCGGCACGAAGATGTAGGCCGTGCGCGTGAGCCGCCGCCCCTCCTCGTCGGCGAAGCCGAAGATGCTGGCGAACTGGAAGGCCTGTATGGGCGTGAGCCTGTAGCG